GGATAGCTGCTGTCGCTGCGGTCGGCGTAGCTGCCTTCATAGCCGCGCTGTGCGGCCATAGCCAGCCACGAAAATTTCTGCCCCGGTGCGCCGTGTACAATGGCGTACTGGCCGCAATCCTCCGCCCACAAATGGCCGGTGCCGTCAAGGTCAGTCAGCAGCCAGGCGGGCTGCCCGTACTGGGCGATGGTCTCCGCATAGCGTGGGTCAAGGGCAATCAGGCACCAGCCGTCTGGGCTGCACCGGCCCTTACCCCAGTCCGCAAAGGTGGGCACCGGCGTCTCAAATGCAGCCATTTTCAGTGCACCAAAGCTGGTAGGCACCACGCGGGATTTGCTGCCCCAAACGTCTAGGTTGTGCACGTTGAGCTTGCCGCTCACGCCAACGCGCGTCGTGTTAAAATCGGCATCGCTGTCATCGCTGCGGTTGTAGGTGATCTGCATCCCAACGTAAGATGTGGGGTCAAGTCCATTCACCCAGCCGTACTTGGCGTATTTACTGCACGCGCCGATGTAGCTGCTGCCAGCCTCAGAGTACAGCACGCCGGTCAGGCCAATGCTGCCGGTGTTGATGGTGGCATACCATGCGATGTGCCGGTTGTCCAGAAACACGCGCTCACCGGCCTCGGTGCCCATACGTATCCAGGCGTTGTCCAGGTCGTACACGGTGGTGTAGTTGAGGTTATGCAGCTGCCCGGTCGTGATGTTGCCGCCGTTGATGATTGTCTTGTCCTGGTTCCAGGTACTCAAATCCGAGAATGTCACCACGCCGGATAGGTTGATCTGTGCGCTGGTGATCTCTGTTCCGCCTGCCGTCAGCTTGATGGTGCTGCTGGTTCCGCTTGTGCTGGCCGTCAGCTTAATTTCGCTCACCGTCTGCTTGATCTCGGTTTTTGTTTCGGTGGTAGTCAGGTAATCGCCGCTGCTGGCCGTCCAGGCGGTAGGGGCATTGCCCATCTGCACCATGGGGTGCATAATGGTCAGATCGTTGGTAACGGTGGCGTTGTCGTCCGCGGTACTTATAAACAGACCGTCTGCATAGCCGTCCGCGGTCGCCGTGAACGCCGCCCAGCGCAGCTTCCAGCCGTTGTCCAGCTCAATGTCCTGCTTCGCATTTTTGAATGCATTGCCGTAATAACTTTTTGCTCCGCTGCTGCTCTTGGTCTCGAACTGCAAAAACAGGCTGTCCGTGCCGGAGTTGAGCTTGTACAGTACCGATGCACAATAGGTCATGCCCTTGGCAATCACCAGCGTTTTGTCCGCGCCAAAATGGAAGCGGGTGTTCTGCGCCCTATTGGTCACTCGGACGGATTCACCGCTGATCGTGTATGTCCCTTTTTTTCTCAGGTCATTGCCGCCTGCATCCAGGGTCGCATTGTTCCAGTCGTCGGTGCCCGTAATAATATTGTTGCCGCCGGTGATCCGCTGCGTTACCGTCTGGGTAATGCTGTTGGCTTTCTGGTCAATGGCGGATACTGATTCTTTAACGGTTTTGAATTCCCGCTTTGTGCTGTCCAGGTCGTTGGAAATGGTTGTGGTGGTTTCTTTCAGGCTGCGGACTTCCGTTTTGATTTCATCCGCCGATTGGGAGATCAGGCTTTTGGCGCTTTTTTCTGTTATGTAGTCCCCGCTGCTAGCTGTCCACGCGGTCGGCGCATTGCCGTATTGCAGCATGGGGTGAAGCAGCGAAAACTTGTTGGTGTAGCTGCCGCCAACCCCCGCCTTTATGCTGCCGCAGCCAAGCTCGACCGTTTTCAGAATACCGGTGCTGCTGGGTGTCCAGGTGCCATACCGCAGAACCCAGCCGTCTGTCTGCTTAATTTCAATCTGGTTTTCGGTTGTTATGCTGGTATAGTAAGAATTTCCGTTGTCGGCGGCATATATAAGGCTCAGGCACAACCCGTCGGTGCCGGAAATTGGCTTGTACATAACGGACAGGCACAGGGTAACGCCTTTGGTAATGCGAGCGCCAACGGTGTTGAAAACAAAATACCGATTGGAGTTTGCGTTTGTCACGGTCGCGCTGCCGGTATCGTTGTACGTGACCAAGCTGCCGCTGACCTCGTTGCCTTTCAGCTCGGCGTTCTTGAAGCTCTCACTGCCCAGGATCAGGTTGCCGCCGCCGGTGATTTTGGTGTCTTTTTTCACCTCAGAGGAAAGCCCGTCCACCGTTGCTTTCAGGTCGGTGTACTTGCCGGTCAGGTCGCTGGCCTTTACTTCCAGGCCGTCCACGCTGGTCTTGATCTCCAGCATCTTGCCGGTCAGGTTCTTGTAGCTCTGGCTGTTCACGGCGCTGGAACTTTCCCGGCTGGCGCTGCCCACGCTCTCAAAGCTGGCTTTGCCGGAGGAGATTGTGGCGCTCATCAGGTAGGTGTCGAACTCCCGCCCGCGTGCGTCCTTAACGTGCACGATCTGCCCGCAGGCAAGGCCGGAACTGCTGGGCACCGATACTTTGCAGGGGGTGTAGGTCACGTTTTTCAGCACGTTGTACAGGTTCTGGGCAACGCTTTTCAGGTTGGCTTCGGTGCCGGTTGTCAGCAGCAGATTGCCCTGCACTGCATAGGTGTTGGTGGCAGTGGTGCTGTCGGGGTAGATGACCCCCACGTCACTGTCCGACTGCCGGATCTGGACTTTCTCAATGGCCTTGACGGTGTAGTCCTCATAGCTCAGGCTGTCAGCATAATAGGCGGTGCTGCTGCTGGCACCGTCCGGGGTGATTTTGACAGTGCTGCGCTTATCGGCGTAGGTCAAGAATTGCAGCTTGCCGTCCGCGTTCATGTGGGCATAGCAGCCAGCCGCTTCCGCCGCCCAGGAGATGATCTGTCGGCAGGTCAGGTCGTCCGCGTAGAACGCCTGCACGCTGTAGCTGCCATTGATGGGCAGGCTGCTGCTGGCAAGCGCGACCCCTGCCCGCTGGCAGGCCAGCTGTACCAGCTGCCAGATAGTTTTGGGGAACTGTGCCTGATTGGCGTGCAGCCAGCCGGAGAAGTCCGCATCCAGCTTGGACATGGTGTCGTAGGCCGTAACCTTGTAGCTGTTGCGCTTGGTGCGGGTGGGCTTTTCAGCATAGAAAACACTCACCTTGGTGCGGTTCCCGGCATCGTCCTGCCGGTAGTAGGTCAGGGCATCCCCGGCAGTAATTTGCAGGCTGCCGCCCGGGTCCGCCCAGATTTCGGCTTCGATGTAGTCCGAAAACGCAGAGCCGATGGTGAACTCCTGCCCGGCGTTCACCGCAGTGTGCAGGGTAAGGCTCTTCACCGCGCTGCCGGGGGAGCCGCCTGTCAGCTCAGTGCCGTCTTTCAGGCGTAAAACCGATTGATACAAAGGCATTCCTCCCTTTCTCAGCATTCGATAATGTTAAACTTCAAATTCTTCCACTGTTTCGTCTTGGCATTGTGCCAGGCGATGCCGTATTTGCTGCAGTAGCAGGTGGTGGTTTCGGTCTCGGTGGAAGAACCGGCTTTGGGATGGGTGAACTGAAACGTTGCCTTGCCTGCAAACAGCCCGATGGTGTACTTGTATTCGTCGTCCGTCAGGCAGCTGTAGGCGATGGGCCAGGTGGCAACCTTTTCCCGCACCACTTCGCGGTGCATGTACCCGGCTTCGTCGCGCCCGGAATCGCTGGAATCCAGGTCGGAATAACTCGGTTCAATGTCGCAGTCCGGTGCGTACAGGGGTTTGCCATCGATCTGGAACAAATTGGTCAGGGTCACGTTACACACCTCCTGTGGCAGTCAGCTGTTTGCGCTGCCAGCGCTGTACGGCACGGCCCACGTCCTCGTCGGTCAGCTCAATGCCGTACACGGCGGAGAGAATCTCCCGCAGCACGGAAACCACGGCTTCAAAACCCGCCATCTGGCCTGCCTGCAAATCTTCCATGACTTCGGCCACAGCCTGCTTGATGGTGTCCAGCGGAGCTTCTACGTTGGTGCCGTGACTCTGGTCGCCCAGCACGGCGAGGAACTCCCGGTTGGCCGGGATGACCGCGCCCTGCGCCAGGTAGGGGATCTGCGGGGCGGTCAGGGTGCTGATATTAAACCCGACATGCCCGCCGCCGAATATGTCCGGCAGGTCGAACGACAACCCGTTCAGCGCATTGATGACCGCATTGATGCCGGTCACAACGGCGGAGATCATCCGGTTGATGAAGCCGATGATGCCATTGACGGCGTTTTTGATGGCGTTCGTCATCTTATCCCAGACGGTGTTGACTGTGTTGCCGATGGCCTGCCAGGCAGCGTCCCAGTTGCCGCGGAAAACGGCGCTTAAAAAGTCCGTCAGCCCGCGCAGCACAACAACGGCCAGATCGATGGCATCCGCAATAGCCCCAACGGCCACGCCAACAACGTCCGCAATGGCGTTGAATACCTCAGCAAACGCGGGGCCGAACGTGGCGATGATCCACTTGGCCACCGGGGCCAGCAGGTTGTTCCACAGGTCCAGCAGGCAGTTAGCAACGCTTGCCACCAGCAAAAGAATGTCATCCCACAGGGGTTTGAGGTGGGAGGACCACAACTGCTGCAGAACGCTGATCAGGTTCTGCAGGATTGGCTTGACAATGGTTTCCCACAGGAGGGTGGCCAGATTCTCCAGATTCTGGAACGCAAGGATCACACCGTCCATAAGGGGCTGCCCGTAAGTATCCCAGGCGGTTTTGATGCCGCTCATCAGGTCTTGCCAGATCTGCAAAAGCAGGTCAAGCGCAGGGATCAGCACACCATTGATGGCGTCCGTGCCAATTCCGCATGCCCAGGTGAACAGGTCGGCCAGGACATAAATGGCAGTGGAAGCAACACCGCCCACAATGGGGGCAAACGCTTCCGAAAACGCATTGATCACACCAGGGGCAAACGTGCCGCTCAGATAGGTGAGCAGTGGGGAAAGCCCCTCGTTCCAAAAAGCAAGCGCTGCCTGTTGACCCTCCGGCCAGACGGCGCTGGCCGCGTTCCGTATCTGTTCCCATGCGGTGTTCCATGCGGCAACGCTGGGGGCCAGCAGCGTCTGGAAGGTGCTCCAAAAGTTCTTCAGCTTGTCCGTGATCCCGCCCAGAGGGCTGGCAATATGATCAAAATTATAGTTTGCTCCGCCGCTGCTCCCTGTCTTGGCATCCAGCCGCTCGATCTCATCAAACCCGGCCAGGCTGCGCTTGACCTTGTCGGCCTGCTTGGAGGTGGATCCGGCGGCGCTGCCAACGGCATTGATCCCCTTGGCGGTCTGCTTCATGCTGGAGATGCTTTTCCCGGTCAGGAGAGAAAGCAGACGAAGAAAGCCGTTGATCAGAGAGGTGAGAAGGTTCAGCAACCCGATAATCGCAGGGGAAAGCGCGGAAGCCAGCCCTGCGGCAGCAGTGGCTGCGGCACCCTTTAACTTGCCAAGCGCGGTGCTTACCCCGTTTGTTTTGGCAATCGTGGTTCCCATCACGTTTACCACGGAGCGCAGGGTGGAGGAGATCAGGTTAAATACCAGTGCCCCCGACACAATACCTGCAAGTCTACGGCCA